ACTTCAACCATTTGGTTTGCTGCGTTGGCTATCCTTCCATACTTTTCTGCGCCACCAGTATTTAAATTTACTGTTCCTATTGGCCCAAGACCTTTTGCTTGTCTCTTCATCCGTATGATTGGCATGATAACCTCACTAAGCCTTAAACACGTTCTTTAAACCATCTGAAACAGACGGAGGTAAGTTAGTAGCAATCTTATACATATTGCCTAAAAAGTTTGCATTAGAAGTTGCTCTCATTCCTGCCGAAGCATTCTGCCCATACTTGTAAGCAACAGCCGCTTGTGTTGCATATTTTGCTGCAACAAGTTCTGTTTGTCTCTCAATGTTCGCAACATCTTCACCAACAGCTTGATTGTTTGCTTTTAATATTGCTTTAACAGATCTATCTTCTCTACCCATCGCACTAAAAGCAGCTATATTTTGTGACTCTGCATTTTTAGCATCTTCTAATATTCTGCTTATTGCATCAATTCCTTGAGCTTTTGCTAAAAACAATTCATTTACAAACTGTCTTGCTTCAAGCTTTCCAACAGCAGCCTTGTCTGCCGCAGCTTTTCTTTCCGCAGATCTTTGATCTAATGCACCCTTTACACTTATTACTGTTCCTAAAATACCTAACAAACTCATTAGAAAGAAACCTCTGCAACTAAACCATTAACTTGAATAAACATAGGTGCAGTTTGTGTTACTGTCACCTGTGGGTCTTTATCATAACCCAAAAGATAGAACTCTTTCTTACCAGTTACAGCCTGTCTTGGCTGACTAAAATCATTATTAACTTTCCTAATAATTAATTTTTTATTGTTTACTGAAACAGAAAGTGTTTCTGATAAATCAAGAATAACTCTAGATAAAGTTCTTGGCTGTCCTGTTTCTGGCCCGACCCCTGTGCTTACATCTATCGGATTTGTCTTTAGCTCTACATCAAAGCCAAAACCTACCTGACAGCTTGTGAGAGAGCTCTCTACAGCCGAAACGTCAATCTGACCACCTGACACTGTAAACTTACCTAAGTAGTCTGTAGCACTTATTACGTCGACCTGAGCACCATCTTCAAAATAATTAGATACTGTAAAGACTCCTGCGGTTCCAGTATACAAATTCCCAAGATCTAAACTTACGTTTTGATTTAACTCAGATAATACAAAACTATTTGTACCTGATCCAAGATTGGTTTTAATGATAGCAAAAACCCTGTTACCAATAGCAGTAACAGAATGAAAAGAGCCGTTTGTTTCAAACCTTGTCCACCCTGCAACACCTTCGACTCTGTTTAGATTATAAACAGCTATCTCACCAGTAAAGTTCTGAGCAAAAACAAATGACTCAGCTGTGTTTACCGCGCCACTAATCACACACATTTGAACAGGATCACTTATTAAATGAGAAGAAAGCAATGATATAGGATCAGCTTTATAGGCTTGTTGACTATCATCAAACACAAACTGACGTATCATCTTACCGCCAATCTGCCCAAAAATTGTTGCACCATAGAACGGTTGTGGTCTTACAAAACTTGAGCCAAAAGCAGTTTGTCTTTTTACTCTTGCATTAGTTGGGGTTATTGGTTGATTTTGAAATGTAGGAATAAAAAATTCTGATCCTGCCGTGAAGATATGTATATCTCTATTAGAAACAAAGTGACGTATAGTAGCCACCTCTCCAATACTCATAACCAATTCAAGACCATCATCGTCTCTGGCTTCACCAATATCAAAGTTATAATACAGCCCAGACTTACTAGCCCATACAGTATCGGGTTGTGCGAGAGTACCGCCAAACCATAACCTGTTTTCGTGGAAACCTACAGCCGCAGGATAACCACGTAGCTGTGAATATGATTGTTCCATCCATTCAGTTGTTGGTGCATGCGTAACAATCTGTATAAATCCGCCACCATCCTCAGATGTATTTGCTGCCGCCCCTGCCGCAACAAGATACCTATTTTCATCAATAACAGTTCCAATAGTTCTTGAACCGTTTATTTGACCTTGATTAATACCACCTACAGATGTTGCCTTGCGTATTTCAATAGTATCACCTTGAGTCATGCCGTGATTAATATGCGTTATCTCAAGATTACTTGATCCGTCTGTTGTTCTTATTGCACTTGGATCAAGCTCAACAAACAATTCATCTATTACTCTACCTGTTGCTTGAGTGCTTGATTGCACAGAAGTTATATATATTTCAGAGCCATGATAGAGTAATGTAATACCAACATGCTTACCAGTTGTATCAAAATAAGGCGCACTTGTAGTAACTGTAATAGAGTTCCCTGTTGTTGCAGAAGGATCAAGAGTAACGCCAGTAGGATGAAAGTGATAATAGGGCTGAAAAATCTTTGCCCCTCCTGCTTGCAGTTGAAAATTAAACTGCTCTACTTGAAAACTATTTAATCCAGTTCTTATAATTTGTTGACACATAAAGGTATTATGACAAAGAAAAAGAATGTCACCACCTTGAGCATATGTCATTTCATGCAGATAATTATGATCCCATTGTAAAGCATTACCATCCACATCTTGCGTAAGAGTAGTTGCTAAAGTTAATGCACCTGTCACCGGATTTATAAAAAAGATTTCACATTTCTGATTAGTAAATGCAATAAGGTATTCTTCATCATCCGAGAATATAAAAGGTATAAGCCTTACTTGTTGTCTTATAGAAGTGTTTTCAACAATAGATGTAAAGTCATGTAATGCTTGAAATCCACCACGTTTTGCTACACCACCCTCTGTTCTTATAAAAAAGTTTTTAACTGATTGTGCAGACGAGTTATAAATAGGAGAATCCGTCCTCGAAACCAAAGACGGACTTATCTCACCATACTGAAAGTTTGTAATCGGTATTCGTGCTTTTTGCATTAACTACGCCTATTTGTAATAAACCTCGATGTTGTAACTTTTCGTGTGGTTTGTTGTTGAGAGTCAGTTGATCTAGCTTTAGCCAACAACATTAAGTATTGTGTTTGCATCATATTAGCTAGGCTTTGATCTCTAGCTAATGCAGTGGCAAAGACTTGAGCCATTGCATATTCAACACAAACAGAAAAGTAAGAAGGCCAATCTACCTCGTCAGCCCTATATGTAAAGTCTGCAATGAGTATATCATTAACAGAGGCATCACAGAATATCTTGCTGCCATAAATATTATACTCAATTGCAAAATCATTTACTGTAACTGCATGAACAAAAAGATTATCTGGTAGTTGATATGCAGCATTAAATCTTCCAGTAGGTGCATCACTCAATCTATTTAATACAGCTTGGTTAGATGCAAACCTCCATCGTGTAGATGTTAAATTAGTACGAGCAATATCTTCATACATATTCCCTGCAATAAGGGCTTCTGTTGTATCATCATCAAAAGATGTAATTGGTTCTGCACCAATCAATATTAATGCTCGGCTACATATGTCTATCGCGCTGTTTGCAGGAGTACTAAGTGCCATTGTGAACCCTATGAACTATGTGAACAAATGGGGGTTTTCACCCCCACCTGAATTAGTTGTTATCTAGAACTTCGTAGATACCATTAGCGTCTATAGCAACAGCACCCATTGACATCATAGATGTAGCTAGGTGCGCTACTTTCATAGGCACATAATTTACTTCGGTTGATACATCTGAGTTAATGCCGATACCCATAGCACTTGTATGGTAAGCAAAGTTTTTGCCTCCTGCTACAGCAGACGTTGAAAAGATCTTAAAGCCCAAGAACTCTTTCATTGTCATACCACCTGCAAACGGTAAGTTTTGCGGCCCAACAAAATCAGATGATGCAAACTCGTTAATGTTAAACAAGTCAGCAAATCCCGCAGGTGACATCGCAATATAACGTTGTCCATCCTCTGGAATATCAGCAGCACCAAATGTTTGAAACAATGTAAGTAGATCAGCTTTTGCTAGTGCACCGCTTGTATCTGCAATCTGAGTAGAGTTAGCACCTGCATCCATTGCAGTAATAATAAGCTCGTCAGTCTTACGTCCAAGCGCACCTGCCGCAGACTGAGCAACAGCTTGACGCTCGTTGATATTTATTTTCAACTCGTCAAGTTTGTCAATTAGTTCAGCAGCATAATGATCTGTCATTGTTGCTTCAACATTAGTGTGTGCCAATTCCATTGTGGTCACATCACCATTTCTACTTTTAGTAGAAGCAGCACCTGCTCCTATTTTTTGAAATCTAGCAGTTGATCCAGAAACATTTGTAGAGCGAATAGTATTCCGTAGCTTGGAACCCATACGCTGATATGCCATGTGTACTTCTGTTTCAAACTGCTTAATGAAGGCTTGATCTATTGTATTAGCCATTTTTACAGTCCTTTTTTGAGTTTCCGATTGCTACGAGTATCCACTCTTACATATCAAGTCGGGTGTCCAATAAGGGCCGATCAATGCGATATGGGTCGTAATGACCCATTCTAAACAATAATTTTATTTAAATTGCAACGCACAATTTGTTTTTATTGATTATAAAGTTTCTTATAACCCTCCTGAACTTGCTTAACATAATCATCATTACGTTTTGCAGGATTCCAATATCTTTCATCTTCCATCATTTCTCTTAAGCCTTCTTGAGTAATTTGAGCAGATGGTGTTGCATCAGAACCTAATGGTGTTGATTGTAATTGTTCCATAATAAATTCAATAACTTCTACACCCTCAGAAGTTTCAGCAAGCCTTTCAATTGAAGGCATATGCTTTTCTCCAAAAAACTTTTGTGAGAATAATGCAGCAGCCTCAACTCTTGCATTTGCATTGTCACCAAGCTTTTCCATTTCTTGTTCAGGGTTTATAGCAGAATCCATAGCAGAATTAATTATTTTTTCTAATCCTTCTGAAAATTCTTCCTGACTAAAGCCATATGTAAAAGAATGATCTGCCCACCATTTAAGAACTTCATCATTAAAGACAGTATCATCATCAATAAAATCTGGTAATTGATAATCTCCTGCACTATCGGGACGATCTTTAAATGACTCTTCTTCAATTTGCTTAAGAACTTCTGCACGAATATCATCATCTTTAGATCCAAGCTTAGATTCTAATTGTTTATATGCTTTAGCTAAATCTTCGCCAGTATTATATTTTTCAGGAAGCCACTCAGGACGTTCCTCTGTTTTTGGTTCTAAATCTTCTGCAACAACAAAATCCCTTTGGTCTTGTGGTGGCAGTTCATTAGTTGTTTCTGTTTGTTGCACTTCTTCATTCATTATTTTTTACCTTATGTGATCTTTGGATATGACGCTCTATTAAGCCAACAAGATAGCGTTGACCCTCCAAATGACGCAGTTCGTCAGTAGAAATATTAGGACCGCTTACCATTTCAATAGTTATACTACGCAAGTATTTAAGAATCTCTTGACCAGTAGGCTCAGAAAATAAAGCTCCAAAGTTAAGGCTTATTTTATCTTCTTCTATTTTCTTTCTTGCTATTCCGTCTAAACCAATATGACTATTCTGCGGCAATAGGTGGCCCTGCTATTTGTTCCTGTTGTTGCATTTGTTGCATTTGCTGCATCATTGCAACTATCTCTTTACGCTCTTCTGCATCACGAATCAAGGTGTCAGGTACACCAAATTTCTTTGCAAGATGAATAGCTGTCTCTTCTGAGTTAATTAAAACATTTGTAGTCTCAGGCCCAAAGTAAGCATTTACCAATTCAAGAAACCTAGAAACAGAAGTAATATCTTGGTTTGATTGTGCTTGTGCTAATGGAGAAGAGGACCTTATTTTTACTTCTCTGCCATTAACAGTTGGCATTTCAATACGTCCTTGCTTCTTAAGAATATGTATAACTCTCTGCAATACTGGCTGAACAAGCTCTGCTTGCAGTCTACCAAACGCTGATCCTATCCTGCGTGACAAATCTGCCATACGTTCAGCTACTTCTGTAGCAGATGCAGGAGTTCTGTCTGGATTTCCTAGCATATCATTGTATAATGCGCGTTTTATATTTAGCCGCATATCACTTAAAACTATGTCAGCAACGTCAAATCTTCCTGCTGATTGTATGGGTTGAAGCCCACCAGACTGCGGAGACTTGGGAATTATAGTTCCTGGAACTAGATTAATAGTATCAGGGTTAATAATACCATCATCGTCCATTTGATAAATACCAGAGATAGCCATTTGTGCGTTCTCTAATATAAGTTGAATAGTCAGGTTTGTGGTCTTGATAGCTGATAAAGCATTAATCAATGGCCCTCTGCCGTATACTTCCCCTGCACACTTAGACCATCGAAAACAAACATATGGATTAGAACCAACTCCTTTAAATGCTTTTTCAATAATATATTTTTTAGTAGACATATCTATTACATAATGGAGATAGGCTTCCTCATTTTTCTTAGAATAGTCTTTGCAAACAAGCTCAAGCAAAGTACACTTGCCTTCTGGGTCACGCGATACTCTTTGTTGTATCTGCGGATCAAGTTTGGCATCAGGATAAAGTATGGTAATCTCAGAGTTTCGTATACCTTTACGCTCTCTAAATACATGATCTATCTTATCATCAGGTCCAGTGTCTAACACAACATGAGGTAATGGTATTGCAGAAAAAGTAATTGGATTAATTGCATCCCCTTCATCTACGCACAAGACACCAGTGCCAACAGCTAGATCCATAAATGCTTCATGCACTTCCTGAGAGAAGTTTGAGTTCTGTAAAATCTCAAATACATATTCCGTAATTTCATCAAGATCATTATCAACAAAATCCCTATCTTCTTTTGGAATTTCTGATCCTGCTGTTAAATCTGCCCACCTTGCAAAGTTAGGAACTAAACCAGATTGCAGTCTTGATGCAAACTCTTGAACACCGACTACTGCGGTTTCATCAAAGATCTTATCGTCTCTGCGCTGTCCTGCGGTTTCATAGTAGAAAGATTCTCTTTGCGGTAGAGCATACTCGTAACACTCTTCAAAAAGATCTACAAAGTTTTGTCTATGAGCTTTTGCTTTCTCATATCGTTCAAGCTTTTGTTTTGGATCATGCATTATAAGAACCTACTATAGTATCCGATTCCACCAGTAGAACCAGTAATTAATGATCTGCGTCCTGCGCCACCTCTACGTCCTGAACCTGCTTGCCGAGACTGTACGTTTAACTCTTGCTCTGTTCCAGATAGAACTCTTCTGCCAGATCCAACCTCTGCGGTTCTCTCAATCCTACGCCTAAGTAAAGATTGTTTTTCTCTAGCTCTTTTTATTCTTTGCCTTCTTAATTCTTCTGCGGCTAATCTTTCTTGATCTGAAATAGCATCTTCGGGGTCGCGTGTATAAATACTTTCTGCCGTAACAGATGTTCCACCAATAGTTCCACCGTCAAATGTAGAAGTATCAGTATCAGTATCAGTATTTGTAGTAGTAGTAG